AAAATCAGTAAAATTAGAGTTGGCACGCAGATATTCACGCAAAGAAACCTTAATTTCTTCAAAATCGAGATTCGTATATTGTGTAAATGCCATTATACTCTAGTTGGTTGAAGGATAAATGTTATTTCTTGGGGAGTTGCTTCTTGGCCGACGATATCATAAGCTACTGTGACCTCTAAATCGTTCGTATCATTCGGATGATTGATAATTACATCCGTTAAATTAACTCTAGGTTCAAAATTAAGTATTGAATTCTCAATCTGTGCCTTTAAAGTCGCTCTAATTGTATTATCTGGTACTTCAAATAGACTCTCTTTAACATGAGAACCAATCAGAGAGTTAAAAAACCTCTCTTCATTAATAGTTTCTACTAAATTGCGAACAGATCTCTTAATTGCATCCTCATTTGTAAGTGCAAGTATATCATTTGTTACAGGATGCCTCTTAAAAGATAGAGAAATATCCTTAAAACGTCTAGATTGTCGTTGTCTTATGACTGGCATCTACTTTTTTGATGCAATTTACTCAATATATTTATACTACTTTATAAAATGTATATTTTAAGACAAGCTCTTCGATAGGATGTATGTCTTTAATTGTGCGAATATAGTACTTATTACCTATTAAATACTTTTCACAGTTGGGATTATCACTGTGATTCATGAATCCACCAAGTGGAGTACGAAATATTTCTCTATCTACTACAATATGCGACATACCAAGCTCAGTACCTGATGGTATTTCATTCATCGTAAAGATACCTTGACCTGCGATGGGACTATTCATTACATAGAGTCCCTTTGGAAGTGCTTGATATGGCGTCGTTGTTGTCATCTACCTTGTCCTCGGTAACGTTTTTTTGCTTTGTTTCGAGAAGTTGCGCTGAACTTCGAGTGCTTTCCGAGTCCTTGCCGAGATTTTTTCGGTCTAGTCTCTATAAACCCACTACCCATTAGGGATTGCTTCATTTTCGCCATTGTTTAACTCCATTGTAATTGTACTTGGGTCTG